ATGACTAATGAATGTATTAGAGCAGCGGTGGGATCTCCGCTAAGCTCTCAATTTAATAATACTGACCTAATCGTTAAAGCACGTCTCGATCGGTCTGAAATACAAATGTTATGCAAGCTCGTTGAAGGTCTAGGGCATTTGGGAATTGTTACAACAACGAACAAAGAGATTGGTGAGGTAATGATTCAAACTACAATCTTTTGCTGGCCTGAATTGAAAACGGCTATTGAAAAAATGCCGATGGTCATAGACTATATCTAACAATAAGAAGAAGGAACTCGATTTTGAGTTCCTTCTTCTTTTATTGTGATTCATGAAAGCAATTTCTAATGATCAAACATCAAGACCTTCCTTTATGAGTTCATCACTTAAAGTCAGCTCTTCCAAAAAACAAATCAATTATCATTACTTTGACCAAGTTTAGTTTATTATTTAGTGGAAAAGCACAATTCTCCTTCTTCGAGCATAGTTATGAACATGGTTCGAAAGGGGTGAGAGGGTGTTCACTGAATTTTTGCTGGCTGCAATTGCTCTATCCGTTCTTAAAGGTGTAACCTTACTAGTTTCTTATATTAATAATAATGCTTTTCCCCAACCATTGAGCGAGCATGAAGAAGCTCGATGTTTATCAATTTTAAATAAAAGCAAATCGACGCAGCCCTTTACAATGACTCGTGAGGTGGAGGACGCGCGTAATACGCTCGTGGAACATAATTTGCGTTTAGTGGCTCATCTTGTCAAGAAGTTTGACGGAACGGGAGAGGATGGGGATGATCTAATCTCCATCGGAACGATTGGTTTAATTAAAGGCATAAACACCTTTGATCCTGGCAAGGGGACAAAGCTGGCAACGTATGCTGCCCGGTGCATTGAAAATGCAATCATCACGAAACGGAAACATTTTTACAGTGCCGTTTCTTTTTTTTTAGCATTCGCTCCAAACATTATTAGATCTATAAATTGTCCGTCCCAAGTAATCTTTTCAACTAGGCTTCTAATCATATTGCGCTTTTCGGGAATATCCAGCGTATCAATAATTTGCGAAAACGTTGAAAGAATATCTTTCATGACATCGAATCCTTCATCCATGAGGTTCGCATTCTGAGAACGTTCTCTTAGTTCAGCCAATCTTTCTCTAAATGATGCGGTTTGTTTGTCCATCTCATCAATCTGAGCAATAATGTATTTGGTTGCCCCTGTATTTTGAGCTTGTGAAAGGGTATTAACAAGGTTTGAGATAGACAGTTCATTCTCCTTAATATTATTTTCAAGCAGTTCAATCTCATTGGAAATGCTGTTTTTAGAGATTTCAATATTTAGCTTCTCTTTTCCGATCCTGGTACTTAGCTCTGAGTCAGACGATGCAAGCTTTTTTATTTCTTCAATTACTAGACTATCTAGAGTGTTTCCGTGGACGTTTTTAATGTCGCATCTAGTCTTTTTGCTTTTTTCTTTGAGTTCGCACATGTAATAGAACACCGTAACTCCGTCTTTGTTAGTACGACTAATACGTGGGCGCATATAACTTCCACAGTTCGAACAACGTAGGAGTCCAGAAAGAAGTGATTCGGAGTTCTTAACCTTACGGTAGGATTTGGATTTGTTCTGCTGTATGAGATTTTGAACCTTTACCCATTGCTTTCCTGAAATAACTCCGGGGTGAGCTCCGATAGCTACTATCCATTCAGCGTTATCTCTGATTTTATTTGAGTGGCCTTTTTCTTGGGAAGTTTTATTATAAACCATAAGTCCATGCATGCCATCAAAGTCTCTTTCGTCCGCATATATCTCAAAGCCGTTGTTAACTAGATAAGAATATACTTCCTTATCAGCAGTTGCATAAACGGGGTTAGTTAGAATAGAGCGCAGAGCAAACCGGGAGAAGTCAATATTATTTCGAGTTGTTATATTGTTTTGAACACAAAAAGATTCTAGCTTAGTTAGAGAATTTAGCTCAGTGAATTTTTCGAATAAGAGTTTAATGAGCTCTAACTCATTTGGATCAGGAACCAGTTTGAATTGGTGTCGCTCCTTTCCATTGTGGTCAATTCTGGTGATCGGCTCTGATATAAATCCTTGCGGAGTTATCCCGCCCAACCATCTTCCTGTTTTGGCTAGTTCAATCATATTGTCACGGATACGTTCTGCCGCGGTTTCTCTTTCCAGTTGAGCAAATACTGAAGCAATATACATCATGGCACGGCCCATAGGTGTTGTAGTGTCGAAAGACTCGCGAATTGAAATAAAAGCCACGTTATATTTGTTTAATGTTTCAATAATATCTGCAAAGTCAATGATATTACGGCTTATTCTATCTAATCTATAAACAATCAAAATTTTATATTTCCGCTTTTTAATATTCTCCATCAAAAGCTTGAATTTCGGTCTGTCCGTAGTTCCCCCTGAATAGCCTTCGTCTTCATAGACGTTCTCATCTTTCAGCATGGCACCAAAGTTTCTGGAAGCGTAATCTTTTCCCATTTCGATCTGATTACCGATCGATTCGCCTTTGCCTGTGAATTTGCTTTTCCGCGAATAGAAACATAAATCATTCTCGGTAATTGAAGAAACGTCCTCAGAAATCATTTTGTTGCCCCCTTGAATAATACAAAATTTGCTAAGTTGGTGCTAGTTCTATAGTCGTAAGCTGCTATCAAGGAATAACATGTTAACGTTACTCATTAATCGCTTTTCATAGCCGGGCCATTATTAATGTTTAGTTTATTATAAATTTCAAATATAAAAAACTCAATTCTCTGAATGTGCAATTCATTTTTCCTTATAGTATGAATGTACGATGAGTATTGAATTGATATGTAAAAAATTATTTGATAGGATTCAAATACATCTCAAAATGGCTAAATATTGATGAACTAGTTGAAAGGAACACGATATGAATGTTTTAGAAAGCGAACGCATCTCTTTTCGTAGAATTACTCAAAAGGATTTTAGCAAATAAAAGAGATGTTGTCTGATTCGTGAGTTATGTATGCCTGGGAGCATACTTTTTCTGATGAGCAAATTACAGATTGGATTGAAACTCAACTTAAATACTATCAATATGACAGTGTAGGATATTTCGCGGCTATTTTAAAAGAAAACAATAAGTTCATTGGTCAGATGGGCTTACATAGAAGTAGTCTTAATGGAAAGCATGTTTTTGATCTGCTATATGCTTAAACAAAGATACTGGCATAAGGGATATGCTCTGGAAGGAGTGAATGCCCTTACCAATTACGCTTCTACAGTTATGAAGATCGCTAAAATTTACGCTTATATAAAAACCAGCAATAAAGCCTCTATTGCAATTGGTGAAAAGGCGGGCTTTTGTAAGGAAGAATCGTTTATTAAGCATTATAGCGGAAATGATATGGAACATTTTGTATATTCCAAGGTTGATTTGTACAGATCAAACTAGTTTTTGAAATCCTCACTAGCTGAGTATTGGTAAAGATTTAGGTTTTTCCTTAAGATACCGCTGTAAGTTAATTTTCGAAGCACACTTAAGTTTCAAAATTTGAACGAGTCAATGATTCATTGGCATAGTCATTATTGTATGTGTGTTCGAGTACTCGACCAAAGATATCCATTTTCAATTTAATAGTTTTGGGATGTGAGGATTCGATTTGGGTCAAACGAAAATTGAAACCATGCATGTGGCATTTGGATATAATAGTCTTGATGATACATGTAAACAAGGAAGTTATCGTACTCTTGATAAATCTTTCAGGATCAGAATGAAATTAAGATATGGAAAAAGGGGGGCGTTCTCAAAAAGTGAAATTTGAGATGTCCCCCTATTTAACTTATAACCGCTTAATTTATGACGATATTCAAAATTAAATCGGTCCAAAGTTTTATTGCCATTTGCAATAGTTCACATTATTTGCAACTGTTTTAGGTGTGGAAAAAGCGTCTCCACCAGAATATCCAATAAGGCCACATACTAGACTAAGTCTTCAGGAATCCTAAAGAGTACGAAAGCTGAAAGGCTGAAAAAGCAGGACGGGCCGAATTGTGACCAACTCATCTGTCAGTTCTAGTTATTTTAAATAAACTTAGTTTACGATACATAAACCATTCAGTAACGTCGAAATATTCCGCTAATTCAGAGCAACTTTGATGCCCCGATTCCAAAGCTTTTACAAGCTCATGATCGGGAATAAGAAAATCTGTGGCCCACTGAGCTGCTTTTCTTTCATCTTGAGATTCCATAGTCTGTAGATTGGCAGAAGCATGAACTGTAAGTAGGTTTGTACGGGGCGCAGTATAGAAGTGTCCTATTTCTTCAGCAAATACGCATTTATGTAATCGATGTGAATAGTGAAGTCGTTTATCAAGGACAATCAATGGGCCTATATTCTCTTCATAAAGGTAGAGTCCGTGTATATTCTCCGGTATTTGAGAAAAGTCCCTATAACGTACTCCAATATTTTCTCTTTTAACTATGCCCCAAAGTTTATCCAAGATATCACCTTCAGTTAGATTATAATCAAATGAAACTACCGTTCCCTTGGGGCAGGTAGTTTCATTCTTTTTTTGCCCTATTTAGTTCTTCTTTAATAATTTCTTTTATGAATCGTTTTAATTCTGGAGATGGTTCTTGCCCATATTTATCTTCATTGTTGGCAGCAATTCTAAAATCCAATTCTATTTCGTCATTGTTTTTCTTATTATCATGTTTAGTATAACTCGAAAGTCCAAGGAGGTAATCCGATGAACAATCGAATAACTTGGCAAGAGTTATTATTGTGTCTAAGTCTGGTTTACTATATCCTTGTTCGTAATTAGAGATGACTGACTTACCTGAAACGTTGATTTTTTGAGCAAGCTCATCTTGTGTAAGATTAAGTCGTTTCCTTTCTTCTCGTATTCTATGACCTACAATATTATCCAATTTCTCACCCCCTACGTTCAAATATACTGAACTTATTCTAACATCTACTTCAACGAAATAAAATAAAGTTCAAAAAACAACAACATTTTATAAATCTAATATTGACAAGTACAAGATAATTAAACTATAATAACTAAAAAGTACAAGAATATTGGATGAAGGAGGTATATAAAGTGACTGTTAATATATCATTAAGAGAAGTGCGGAAGAATAAGGGTAAAACTGCTCAGGAGATGGCTACAGAATTGGGGTATAAAAGTAAGGTATCTTATTACAACATAGAAAATGATGAAGTTGAAGTAACTTTATCTATGGCGGAAAAGATTTCGAAGGTTCTTAATGAGCCAATTGAGAAACTTTTTCCAAAATTTTTTAGGCAGGAAGTCCAAGAAAATAGAACATTGATATTTTAATAGTTTGGATTTTAGATTCATGGTTATTTTCATTCGTTTTGTATTAATAAGATTTGGTAAATTTTAAGCAAAAAAACTAGGGTAGTCCCTCTGAAGAAATTTCATAAACTTAACCAAGATAAAGTCTTAGGGGTGTTAAGAATGAAAATTAGAGTTCATATGCCTGATACTGAAGAGGGCATTCAACAACTAAAAATGAAGGTGGCTGAAATCCATGTTGAGGCCATCATAAATAACATTCAAAAACTACCCTGTGAGGCTGATAGAAAATTAGAGCTTTTTAATACCATTAAGATAGAAATCAGAAAAAGGGCTGAAAAAAATAATAAATCAAGGCTTGGAATTAAAGTGACTGTTTAGTGAAATTTTTAATTAAATAAAAATATTAATAATAATATTTGGCACTCAATTTGTCGTGCTTGATAAGTGTCTTCTTTGAAGCATATTGAATGGACATGCTTTCGGAAAAGAAAGATAGATTCCAAGAAGTATGGTAATACTTCCATAAGCAGGACGCAGTTCTTATGGATTCATAGTTATAACTCAAGCGAAGAGAAAAAAGCGACTTTGTTTAATACCCCACAGCAAAGTTTTTTGGAAATTGTCATTACATTTATCTAGCTTAACATTTGATTTTCTTCCTTTTGCTTTTGGATTTAAGGTAGTCAGACTACGTCACTGTGTAGGGATACATATAACTGAACTTAATCTAAGAACAATAATTTAAAAAACTCAATCATATATGCCATATACTACCATGTTATGGCTGTATTTTCTATACGCTTTTTGAGGTCCTAGACGAAAACCGATATCAAATTTATCAACATTTTAAAAGAAGGGGGAAGAATTTTTTCTATCGTTATTACCTTGAAGAGTGCCACGTTATATGGAAAGGAGGAAATGTTGTGAAGCAGGGCTTATGTCAATGTAAATGTCATTCTGAGCTGGATGAATTGGAAAAGGCAATTATTTATTTGCGTCAATGCCAAAGCGACTTAAAAAAGCAGGCGTATGATCCGCAAAGAGCACAGTTTGTTAAGGAATGGCTTATTGACCTATATATCCTCCGTAAGCATCATCCAGGCTATAAACCGGATTTGGAAAAACGCAGGCATTACCAAAATACTGGAGATGAAATACTGCTCAGTGATCCCGAGCTTATAAATGTTACAGCTAAAACAGAGTTCCTTGATCCGTTCGAGATAAAGGACGATTGGCAGGAGTCGGCGATGGTTAGAGAGCTTATGGATGGACTCACGATTATGGAGTATGAGGCGGTTTCCATGTGCTGGCTCAATGGTCTAGGTCCGACCGAGGCGGCTCATTACATGGGCTGCAGTGCGCGGAACGTATCCACCTATTTAATCAGGGCTCGCACGAAGATGATCGCCAAGTATCACAAGTCAGCGCAAATGGTTCTCTCAGGTTTTGACGTTCCTCCGACCGTCCGCAATCATCAGGGTAAGAAAAATAAAGACTCGGATAAGAGAAGTCTTTCACAGTTAAAACTAGCTAAACAGCGGACACAATTGACCCTATTTTAATAACGAGAAAGGAGGATTAAGAATGCTTTTGCTTCTTGATGCCAACAACTTATTGTCCCGGTCTTTTTACGGAAGACCACCGTTATATGATGCAAAAGGTCTGCCTATCCATGCGGTTTCCGGCCTCGTGACCTGGGTCCTTCGATTTCATCATACGTATAAGCCCACCATGATGGTTGCTTGCTGGGATTGTGATGGTCCAACCTTTCGCCATCAGCTCTATCCAGCCTATAAAGCGACCCGAAAACCAACACCGCCGGAGCTGACCGAACAAATCCCTCGAGCCAAAAAAGCCCTGGAAAACTTAGGTATTGCTCAAGTCGAAGTCAGCGGCTATGAGGCCGACGATGTCATTGGGACACTGGCTTCAAAATCCAAGGAGCTGGTCCGGATCGTTTCCGGGGACAGGGATCTCTTTCAGGTGATCTCACGAAACGTGCTGGTGGATTATCTTAGACCAAGAAAGCAACCCCAGCCGTTAACGTATTTTCGTCACGAAGAAATTTACGGAATCGATCCCGGCCAGTGGGTCGATTTTAAAGCACTGGTGGGTGATTCGACCGACAACATTCCTGGAGTTCCAGGCATTGGTGAAAAGACAGTGTGGCCAATTTTAAAACAAGGACTATCCTTAAAGGATCTTCTGCAGTATCCGGATATTTTTTTAGGTGTTAAAGCGGCCAGAAAGCTCGTGGAGTTTAAAGAGCAGGCGTTACTAAGTTGGGATCTCGCTAAGATCAATTGCCATGTGCCTTTAGAAATGCCATCAAACTATATCGTTGATATTCAGTCACAGTTATCACAAACGACATTACGGATCCTTGGTGTAAGACGTATTATCGCATAACGTCTCAAGGTTACCTTATCGATTAACGATGAGTTGTTATAAATTTAGCGAAAGGAATGAACGAGATGCCTAAGATTGAATATAAAACTAAAAATTTCAGCGTCGATCGCCTCAGTCTTGTCGAACAAATTAACAACGTTATCGATGACTACTCAGCACAGGGGTACAATCTTACGCTTAGACAAGTCTATTACCAAATGGTTGCCCGAGCCATTATCCCAAATAACGAGAGATCATATAAGAATCTGGGCGTTTTAATCAGTGACGCTCGCTTAGCGGGATTCATTGACTGGAATGCTATTGAAGATAGGACGAGAAATTTACAGGGAAGGTCTCACTGGCAGACCCCCGGAAACATGATCGACTCTGCCGCCTATTCTTACCACTTGGATTATTGGAACGGACAAAGGAATTACGTAGAGGTGTGGGTGGAAAAAGACGCCCTCATAGGTATCGTTGGGCAAATATGTCAACAACTCGACGTTAATTTTTTTTCATGCCGTGGTTATGTCAGTCAATCAGAAATGTGGGGAGCAGCTAGAAGGTTGAAACGAAGGCAAGACATGGGCCAACAAATTATTTTACTTCACCTTGGTGATCATGATCCAAGTGGTAAGGATATGAGCCGTGACATTCAGGAAAGACTTATTACGTTTGAAACCTATGGAGTTGAGTTTCATCGCTTGGCCTTGAATATGGACCAGGTGGAACTATATGGTCCGCCGCCGAATCCAACGAAGATAACGGACAGCCGGGCCGGTAATTATATCCGGGAGTTCGGTCATGACTGCTGGGAGCTGGATGCGCTGGAACCTCAAGTGATCAGTGAGCTAATCGGTTCAAATGTCCAAAAATACAGAAACGATAAGCTTTACAGGGCAGTGCTCAAACAAGAACGTGAAGAGAAGGGCATGTTAGAAGAAGTTGCTCTGCATTGGGGAGAAATTGCTGACAATTGGGATGATATCAAGGAAAGATATTGCTAGTAACTTTTGTATTTTCGTTTAGAACGTGTCCTTGAATAAAGTGGGAGGTCAGCGCGGTCTGGTCCTCTGAATGTACGGGAGAGAAATTGAATGAAATTATTTCTAGATGGTGAGCTAGTCCAAAAAGGCCAAGTCGTAGAAACATTCAGGGGGGAAAAATGCACAGTAATGAGTTGGCCAGCCCCCCATAAACCAAGCAGTTCAGGAAAGGTTTATGTTAAGTTCGGGCCATTGGATAAGTACGGGCAGGAAGTTTACCCAAGTGTCATAGGCGCAGAATTCCGTAAAGAGGAAGAGGATACTTAATGAAAAAAGTCGTATTCTTCGGATTTACGGACAATGAGCACCAAGAAACAACAATATGCAAGGACTGGGGGGAAGCTCATGACCTGTTTGATAATGCAGTGATTACCGAAAAGTATACCTACTTTGATATAACACTGGACGATGGGATGTCTGCCAAGGTAGTTAGGCAAATGACTTTAAGAAAGACCGTGTAATGGAATTCTGATGGTTGCATTTTCACTAATGGAACAGTCCTACATCAGCATTATATCGAAATCTGATATGGCCAAACTTTTAACATGGAGAGGTGAGGATATGTTGAACCTGCAAACGGAAGTTGAACGGGTACTCCACCGGGCCTGCGACTACAATTCTTTTATGAATGATGAGCAATTTTTTAAAGTCTATCAATATCCGACCATCTCCTTGGTGGTCACAAAACGAAATAATGACGTCACAGTGACATTTGGCGATGAACGCTTTGAGTTTCAACGACTTCCTTATAACTCGGCCTGGTACCCAATTCAAGTTGTTAAAGGTAATGAGGTGACATCCATTGTTATTAACTATGAAAATGGTCGTGCCTATAGTGCCCGAAACTGGCTTGCTTTTTGGGATTTAGCAGAAGAAGTGGCTAAGAAGATAACGGACACGGATCCAGAGATTTTGGTCTTAGAGCAAAAACAGATAGCTAAAGGAATTGCATTTGGGCAAATGTCTTTATGGTCCTGATTGTAGTATAGAAATTTAAGTGAAAAGGAGTTTTAAAACATGTCCGAATCAAAAGGTGCACCGGTTCTTTGTCAATGTGCAAATACGTATCAGGATAATCGAGGATGGGTTTACTTCGTCCGGCCTGGAATCGGTGGTGATGTTTTTAAGACGTTTTATCGGAGACCCGGCAGCAAAAAAGAACGGGGCTACACTCGCCTCCCTTGGCGACATAGTCCCCATGAAGCTCAGAAGGATCTCGATAAATTAGCTGCAGATAAAAAGTGGATGATTGCAGTGCGGAATACGGAGGAAATTAAAGGCTTCTCGTATATTTAGAGTGTAAAAGGCATTGCCCAAAATGTCTTATTAATTAAGAGTCATGAAAGAGTTTAGAACTGCTAAGTGATTAGGGAAAGGTCGCTGATTTCCATTGATTAGATCCAAGTTTCTTGACTTAAAACTCAATTACTATGCCTTGACGATAGCTATCTTAGGAGAATGCAATATAGAAACAGCATTTGAAAAAGTTCAAAGCGATCATCCGGAAATGGTTCATCCTCAGTTTTCAATGGATGATCTGGAAGATATGCGAAAACTCAAAGCCGAGGGTGTTTCTTGGCCGGAGCTCGGTAGAATTTATAACGTTCCATGGACCACCGTATACGGTAGGATACGCCCGCGAAATAGGAAGGAGGCTTAATAAAGAGTGCTTCAGGTAATTCGAAAATTCTCGGTAGAAATTACTCAGGAAGAATTGGACAGGCGTCCAGGAGGGCAAATCTCGCTTAGCAGGGTTTATCCTGTTGTAACAATTGAGGAAAAGGATAAAGATAAGATCCTTGTTGGGATTGTTGATGACGACGGTGGGATGTACTGGCTGCCCCTTCAGTGGCTTAAGGTTCGTGATATTGAAGTGTAGAAAATCCCTGGGTATGGGATATGGAGTTTGAGAGATTAGAGGCGGTTTGATCATGAACAAGTCGAAGATTGAATGGACCGATGCTGTTTGGAATCCAGTAACCGGCTGCAGTAAGGTTTCAGAAGGTTGCCGAAACTGCTATGCGGAACGCGAATGGCGGAGATTGTCGAGTAACTCTAAAACAGTTTATTATGGTCGGAAATTTAATGACGTGGTGTGTCATCCAGAGCGATTGTATCAGCCTTTACAGTGGAAAAAGCCGCGAAGGATATTTGTGAACTCTATGAGTGATTTATTTCATGAGGATGTACCGTTTGAGTTTATTGCCAAAGTGTATGACATTATTAAACAATGCCCACAACATACTTTCCAAATACTCACAAAGAGAGTAGACCGTGCACTGGGATTTTATAGATGGGATGTTGAAAAGACTGGACATTGCCCTGATAGTTATGCATGGTTAAGAAACGTTTGGTTTATTGCTACCACGGAGAATCAAGAAACTGCCAACGAAAGAATACCAAAGCTATTAAAAATACCTGCTTACACCAGAGGTATTAGCGCTGAACCGTTGTTAACGTCAATCAATCTAACGGGTTTGATTCCTCCACCAGGTACACGTTATCAATGTAGTTTTTGTGGTAGTTATGCCAATCAATTCTCATCACATTGCAAAACCTGTGGGAAAGAAGGCGGCTACAGCGGTTCATTTGCTAATTTAAGTTGGGTAATTACAGGCGGAGAATCAGGACCAGGAGCAAGACCGACACATCCGGATTGGGTACGGAGTTTGGTAGATCAATGCCAGGCAACTGAAGTTCCCTTTTTCTTTAAGCAATGGGGTGAGTGGTTCGTTCCAGAGGATGGTGCCGAGTCATGTAGAGTATGCGGATGTACATGGAATAACGCCTGTAATGGCGGATGTTATTGGATTGAACCTGGTCTCTGCAGCAGTTGTACCGGGAAACCAGTTCCGGATTATAGAGCTGTTAAATACGTGCGTATAGGTAAGAAGAAAGCTGGACGCCTACTTGACGGTAGGACATGGGATGAGCTGCCAGAGGTATCTAGTCATGAAATTAATCAAGAAGTTTTTTAAGAATTGAAACGATATTGAATTTGGTAAATTTGGAATCAGGACGCAACCGAAGGGTGTGGATTATGAGAAAAAAGACATTAGCAACCTCTTTGGTGGAATTGGCGGATACAGGTAAGAAGAAAAAACGAAGGTCATGTACTTAAGGAAAATGAGAACTTTTATCTGTGAGGAAGATGAGTCATGAACGAATGTTATTTCTGCCTTCTTCGTAACGACCACGGTGGAAAATGCGAGGGCAAAATAAGCACTATTCCATGCTTACTATTTAAGCGAGATCCACGTGGTTGCAGAAAATATCTCGAAAACATAAAATTTGACGTTCCCTTTGGAATAGACATCCCGGAAATAGGCGAGGAAACTACCGACTGGACAATGCGTGGGGTAGCTAAAACGTTGACTATCACCAACATTCGCAAGGTGGAATGGAATACTAATGCCAAGGGGTTACATGGAGTTCATTTTTGGGCGGATATTTGGTACTGGTCAGACGAAAATGGAGAATTGCCGCCAGAAAGACCGAAGCTGAAGCTTGTTAAGAGCGGAGGAGAACAAGGAGTAGAGAAACTAAGTTCCCGTAATAGACACCAGTTTACTCACTAGTAGTTTAGATCTTTTTTATCTCAACAAAACTGTTTTTAAACAAAGCGGCAACATATGACTACAAAAAAGACATAACGGGAGGAAGTGGAAACAATGGCGTGGATACCAAGTAACCAAGAAATTGCTAGACATCCAAAGACTAAACGGTTAGCCAGACTACTAGGAGTATCTCTCCCAGCTACAGTCGGTCACTTACATTTTTTATGGTGGTGGGCGCTCGATTTTGCTCAAGATGGTAATTTAACTGAGTTTGATGCTTTCGATCTTGCCGCAGCCTCTGAATGGGATGGGGATGAGAAGACGTTTGTGGCAGCTTTAATAAGTGCTGGCTGGATTGATGGTAACCCAGAGGATCCTGATGGACAGAAGTATATTCACGATTGGAAGGAGTATACAGGAAAACTCATAGAAAAGCGCGAAGAAGATGCGGCAAGAAAGAGAGAGGATCGAGAAAAGAAACGATTGCAAAAAACGAATCATTTTGAAACACCAACAAATACTTCGTCGTCATCCACAGAAAAAAATCCACTTCCCAATCGCTCGATGTCCCAAGAAAATCCCTTACCTCTGGACGAATCATCCTGTAATGGTCCAAAGGATGACGAGGGGTCGTCGGTTGGAGTTCCGTTGGATGGGAAGTCTGTATCGTTAGTACGTCCAACGGATGTCCAACGGACGTCCATAAATAATCCAGAGTCGTCCAACGTAACACTAACACTAACAGTACCAGAATATAAACCAATTATTGATGATGATGTTGATGATGATGCGCGCGCGCGAACTGAGAAAACGGAAACAGACTTGGAAATCGGAAATCTTGCGATAGAGTTCGCCAGGGAAAATTGGGGTCGTGACCTTGTTCCATTTGAAAAAGTCAAGATCGTTCAACATTGTCTTGATTTGGCGCGAGATGGTAGTTGTGATCCGGATGGAATGTTGATTAAAGCAATCGAGCGAAGTATTGATGCAAACAAGAAGCTACCCTATGTCCAATCAATCATAGAAGATTGGCGAGTTAACGGAATTATAGATCATGCTAGCTTAGCCAAACTTGATGGGGATCGCAAAAAATCACGTGGTGAAGATGTCAAGCGTCGAGGTAATAAAGAACGAGTGCATACCAGAGATACAGGGCAAGTGTCTTCTTCTGGAGTCGCTCTCAAGGGCGAAAAGTACGCAAATTTTTATCTCTGAAGGCGTAAATTGTGGTCATCGCCAGAAGGATGTCATATGACTTTAAATGATTTTCATTAACCAGAAATAAGCCAAATAATACAAGGAAAGTGAAATAATAGGTGAGTTAAAGAACGTATTACATAAAGTAAAACGAATCGGGGCTTATTCGGGAAACAAACACAATGCATACAGTGTCAGAGCCAGTTAACGCAAAATTACTGGAACAATACTTAAGTAATTGTATATAGATTGGCCCTGCATAAACAGTTTGTTAATAACTATCTTTACTTTAATTTAATTCTCCCTCGGAAACCTTCCATAGTTTAAACTCAGGAAGTTTCATAAACTCGATATGGCAGTCGTTTTTTAGTCGTTGGTATTTGGCTTGTTTTTTAGTTGGGGTTTCTTCGTAAATAATTCTTACCCCTCCGTTTGTATATGCAGAAAAATAAATACCATTATTCTTTCGTTCGCAAAAAAAATTTAGTCTATCATTAAAGTTAAATTGATGTGCCTTTTTTTGGTCATTAAAAGGGAATGAATAAAGATGTAATTTATGTTTCTTCATAAAGTCCAAAGTTTTTTCCAAGAATTCTAAGCCATATAAATCTATTAACGTTAAACAATTTTTTATAAAGTTTAGTTCCAAGTTTAGACCAGATTCAAGCTTCATGGCACTAATTTTTTTCATTAATTTTAGATCTTTTGCGGCAAATTGACCTCTAATATGAAATGGTAAATCTCGAAACATATTCTCAAACGAACTGCCGGCTAGAATCTCGAAAAAATCGCCGGGATATTCAACTTCATTAACTAAGTTTCCGTTTTCATCAAATTCTTCTACCCTTATAAATACTTTTCTGTACTTGTTACTCTTCAAAATTGTATACAATTTTAGCTACCACCTTTAATGATTTTGTTTGTCTCTATAATTTCTTTATCGGTTTACAATACCAAATTTATAAGTGTAGGTACAACATCAATAACGGGAAGAAACTGTATAGGAGTAGACAAAGTAGATAAATACAAAAACTTTTATTTGTATACTCTAAGTAAGCGATTTCGTAGGGAAGAAGGTGAAAAGATGGGCGAAAAGGTGGGCGAAAAGGCCAAGTCGGAGAAGGTAAAAAGAATAGAGAGTACTTTTGATATACAAATCCAATGCGTTCAGTGCAAGAGCCGTGCTGTAAGAATTTTAAGTAACGGGCAATACTTTTGCGCGGACTGCTGTACACAATTTGCGATCAGTGAAGGCCATGTGACATTGTATTCCATCAGCATCGATGGTGGACTGTTAAAAATCAGCTGAAAGTTTTCGAAGGAGGAAGTCAAGTGATTCATGTTCTCATCAGCATTGCCCTTTTGATAGCCTTGGGTGGCACTATTGCCTGGGTTCAGGAAGAGACCAGAAGAGAGGGACTAACATGAAACGATACGGTTCAGTGGGTACCCGAAGCTTGCTATTCGGTGTGCACCAATATTTATGGCATCCCGTCACAGTTTGGTTGGCTTGGAAGGAGCTTTATGGCCGTCCAAATTGGCAAGAAACTCTGTGCATCGTCCTGCACGATCTTGGCTACTGGGGTAAGAAAAGTATGAATGGCAACGATGGAGTGAATCATCCAGAAGCTGGTGCGGAATTGGCTGGGCGATTGTTTGGAGAAGAGTATCGGCAGCTCGTCCTTGGTCACAGCCGCAGCTATGCCCAGAGCCATAACACGAATCCCAGCAGACTTTGCTGGGCGGACAAGCTATCGATTAAATATGAACCTTGGTGGTTTTATCTGACACGTGCCCGGCTAAGTGGTGAGCTTAAAGAGTATCGGGCCATGGCGGATCAAAAGGGCTTTATAGGCAAAAATCGATCCCATAGGGAGTGGCTCAGCCGACTAAAAAGGCAAATGATCGAGCAAGCCTATGAGGAAGCAAACGTGGCCGGTCGAATGTCTGGCCCACAATGCCAGGAGCTACCGACAAAGCCGTATCATAATGCTAATCGTGAATTAAGGGCACAGGTAATTGATGAGAACGGCAAGCCGGGGATCTCTTGCATGTTAAAGCTTCGGCTGAAATGAAAAATAATTTAAAAGGGGTCTCAAAAGATGCTGGAAAAAAGCTTAGAGCGAGTTAAATTATTTTGTACTGAATTAACAACGATTTACACCCAAGGTGATAGTTACATCAAGGTCTTAGATGTCTTGGGGCTTAACAGGGAAACGAAGTTAACAGTGGAAGAAGTATGGAATCTTGCAGACAGTGTACAAAAAGAACTAATTTTGCGAGGTGTCATTTATTTGCCTGGCTATTCTAAACGTAAAAATTCGGGTTTATCCATGTCTGCAGATGGTAGATTGTAGAGCTTTTCCACCATAACTCCAAATATTATGAATTAAGAAATCTATCGATACAAGTAAAAACCTCTTGCAATTTTTCCTGAACAGAGCGTTAATGGACACACAAAGGCAGAGAATGTTAGCATGAGGAGGAAACTACTTTTATGGAAAAAGACGAAGCCCGATCCTTAGCAACCCAAATTATAGCAGGTAAATACCCAGACTTATGGGATGCCCTCTGCGAAGTGTATGAAGTCGATGAAGACACTTGCACCATCTCCCAGCTTATCAACATCTTAGAAGATGAAGACCCTGAAATGCTCGGCCCGTTTATACACTAGCTGAAAATGAATTAATAATTTATGCAAAAGCACCACAAATTTTTGAGGTGCTTTTGCTTGCATGTGGGATACGAAGTTGATAAAATAATTATAGAACATACGTTTTCGATATATTAAACATACGTTCTATAATTCGCATAAGGAGTGAGGATAATGAATAGTCCAATAAAATGGATGGGTGGAAAGTTTCGCTTAAGAAATACAATTCTAGAGATGTTGCCCCAAGATCATCTTTGCTATGTTGAAGTATTCGGCGGGGCAGGATGGGTACTCTTCGCCAAATCTCTCTCTAAAATAGAAGTTCTGAATGATATCAATGGTGAACTTATTAACTTTTTCAAAGTTGTTCGTGACAAAACGCAGGATTTCATTCGAGCGTTTGAATATCTTCTGGTCTCCAGGCAGATTTTTGAAGAGTATAAAAGAGCAAATCCTCAAGAATTAGATGATATAGAACGGGCCGTCAGATTCTATTATTTAGTGCATTTCAGCTTTGGGGCAAGGATGCAAAGTTTTATCATTAGTCCTACCAACGTTAAACTTGCTCTTAAGACATTGGAACAAGAAATAAAACAGTCTAGAGTGCGGCTCTTAAATACAATTATTGAAAATCGGGATTTTGAGAAGTTGATTTTAAGTTATGATAGGTCCAGCACATTGTTTTACTGTGACCCTCCGTATTACGGACTGACGGGGTATAGTAGCCAGGGGAGTGGGGCATTTACAATAGAGGATCATATCAGGCTCAGAGACGTTTTATCTCGCCTCCAAGGCCGATACTTACTAAGCATCAATGACCATCCAGACATTCGAGAGTTATATAACGGATTCAATATTGAAGAAGTGAGCCTTCGCTATTCTGTTTCGCGGAAAGATAAGAGTACCTTGAAAAAAGAATTGCTTATATCGAATTACTGTAATAGTGATATGGCTAATAGTCAAATAGCTGCTTAGAGATGATTTATTTGTGAAAATCCTCATGCGGCCTATTGAAATGCTTGCCTGGTTTACGAAAGAAGGTGTGATAAATCCAATAAGGTATAGGATCACATCTGAACAAAGCGAGTCGGTTGTTGTTAAGGTTGATAAGGTTATACTACGAACTGAGGAAAAATTGGCCGGAAATAAGATGATTATTTTTCGCTGCCAAAGTGTTATCAATGGTTTACAGAAAGTTTATGGAGTCAAGTACGAAATAAGCACTTGCAAGTGGTTCTTATTTAAGATGTAATCAAGGAAAATGGGGAGGATTCTAGATTTTAATCAAATATCTAAAATGCCCAGTTGCGAAAGGGCTCACACGGCAGATGAATTGAATGCTGAAAACACTAGATACCACGGCGGTGGTTGTAAACCCATAAGTGAGGGCTATGGAAAAAACTTCTGGTCGTATCGATGCCTATATGCGGGTATGTGGCTACCGGGAAAGATCTAAAAGAATGCAATAAAAAATAGGCCCTTCGGGGCCTATTTTTTCTAAAGAGTTACACTTATACTTGGATTAAATTTAGAAATGAAATTCACTAGGATTTTTCATTGAAAGAAGTCTTAAAGTTTACTATTATTTATTATTTTTATTGTTTTTAATAGGTTTCTTGTAATATCTCTTATATTTGTCGGAAAAGTTGGCGTGTCAGCATAGAACGATATTCTTATGTAATCATCTGTTCCTATTGATATCCAATACTCCTCAGTGCTGATATATTTGTCACCAAAAGAAGCAGTCCATTCCGTTAGAAAAGTGTCGTAGTTATTTTGATTGATTTTACTAACACGGTATGATTTGTAATCGAAAGGGCTTAAGGATTTGCTTTCATTCAAAAAATCTGATAAATTGCTTATTTTCCACATTTGTATATAACCACGAAATCCTAATTTATTATCTTCAAAATATTTGGTGGATCGTATTTGTCCCTGATCAAAATTGTTTAAGTCGAAATGTAAACTTGTTGTTTCAGGAAGCTCTAAGGTAACTGTATAATCTTCCAATGTTAAGGACGTAGAACGATAGTTGTTTGATATATTAGATAAAGAATTATTTTCAGCCGTCTGTTTTAAAATAGAAACAGAACCATTGTATAAAATAAATGTTGACATAATTAAAATTATAATTATTAATGTAATTAATTTAGTTTGTGTTATTTTATTCATAATTCCCCTACTCTCATATTAATTATTGGCATGGAAAATTAAGGGTTGACAAAAAGTGGATGCCCATATATATTATGATTAAGAAATGGGAAATATTCCTAAAAATTTGTAAATGGAGGAGAAAAAGATGTTCACTAAAAAGAAATTAGGGATTGTGATCGTTTTACTTATTGTCCTTACCTTCGCATTTTCGTCTATTGCACAAGCTTCAGCATTTTATGGTTTAAGTGTTAGCCCGTCTTCAGACACTGCTTATTCATCAAATAACTACTGGGTATATTACAATGCATCTTTTACTACAGGTGAAACAGGCTATTATATGATGGAAGTTTGGCATGACGGAGTGCTAACTCATACTCAATTAAATTTGCAAAATGGTTGGAATTTAACTAATTATCCGGATTATTGGGGGGATTCTTCTTTAGGAAATCACACAGAGTATTTTAGGGTATATAAACAGTCAGGTTATAACAGTATAACAAAAGCATCCGGTTTACTTATTGATTTTACAAGATCTATAAAAGTACAATGAGCCTATTAATTTCCTTAAGTTTTATCAAACCAATATTCAATTTATTTAAAAAGAGACAGTTATTGATACTCTAGAAAAAGTTAACACCTTTCTACGAATAGAAGGGTGTTAACTTTTTCTGGAGTATTTGAAAATGTCTGTTATTAGTGACTCGTAATGATTTTTACGAACAAAAAAATTATTGGTGGCATCAATTAGTAAGAGTAGAACCTTGATGATATATAGATAAATATTCATTTGATTTATAGGTAGCTTCGTTGGTAACTTATTTACTAATTGAACGTTTTATATTACTCCTGTTAGACAGACACTACACGGTGAATGCTGTCAACGGGAGTAATACAATTTTGCAGCATTTCAATATAGTTACTTATAAGAGGTAGTTTTAGCTGTCTCTTTTATCACCTAACGGTTGAATACTTATGTAGAAATAGTATTAATCCCTAGCGGACCAAAAAATAGAAGCCTAGTACCTACATCCAATTATCCCGCTTGGAATGGTAGCATCAAAATGTCGACGTATGTTTGGAGAAATTACACTAAAAGACAAAGGGTATTATTTGTAATAGGGTGATTGTTGTTATGGATATTAAAATTCCTTCTCGTCAAGGTATTACCTTTTGAAAGAGGTTATAATCAATGGAATATCAAGAAAATCAACGATATACACGGAAACTAGCAATTGTTGAAGAATATGGGGATGCCCGTCAGAGAGTTGTGATTTTAAAAGATGATGAAGAATGTAAACTCATTTGGGTAACTAGGGATTCGAGTAATATATACCAATATTTCAAATCAAGACGTTTATACAGTTTTAAAGTTCATCGGATATTCTGTGATAAGATTTTCATTTCAAATATGATCAGACAGGCAGGAGTTTTAGATTGATTTGTTGGGGTGTCGCCAACTTTCCAACAAAACCCACGATAAGAAATGATTATCCATTTCCGGAATATAGTAGCCAAAAAACCACTTTGATTATCCAAAATGTACGTTTAAGTATCCATACTTTGCCTCCGTGGTGACACGAATGCCCCAGGCCCTGTGTATGGATGCTAATCACATTATTTTGATGTAAAATAATTGTAATAAAGTACTCAAATCTGTACGAAAAGGAAAAGACAAGAAAGGTGGGATTAAATATGCAAGAAACTTTTTTGTTATCCAAAGCAAATAAGTTTAAACTCTCAGAAATGGAGATGCAGAATTATACTTATGATGAAAATAGTGGTCTTAATATAATTACGGAGAATGGTGTAAAGAAAGTCGCAGTCATGATGCAATGTTTCAGCCCTACACATTCAAAAACTATGGCATGGCCAGGGGATGACGACCCGGACGAGGGAAGATGTTACTGATAATTACTGAGAAAGCTGATCTTACTACTGATTATTTAATACTGAAATTGTTAGAAAGAAAAGTTCCATTTATTCGGTTAAACACAGAAGACTATACTTCGTGTTTCGGTCTTGATTTTTCGATACAAAATGAGCAAGAATCCTATTTATTAAGTAATAACGGGAAGCAAATTCTCTTACATGAAATTACTGGGGCTTATTTTAGAAGGCCAGCCCTTCCAAATTTAGACGGAAAGATAGCTCCGTCCCAAATTAAATTTGCCCAAAGAGAAATGGAAACTGTTTTATCAGGCTATTTTAGACTAATTGATGAATCAAAATGGTTAAATCATCCAAAGTATATTTTTCTTTCAAATAATAAAATTGAACAATTAGCAGTTGCGAGAAAAATGGGAATGACTATACCTGACACACTAATAACCAGCAATAAAGATGCAATAAGGCATTTTGCCAAAATGCATAAATCTGTAATTGCTAAGGCTGTTAAGCATGGCTTTTATGCGTTTGATGATGAAGTCTACCTAGCTTTTACTCAACAAATTGATGATTCTTATTTAGAGCGTATTGAGAAATACGCAACAGTTCCAATGATTTTACAGAAAAGAATAGACAAGGAATATGATATTCGCATTAACGTAATAGGTGATAAGGTTTTTGCTACTGCTATATTGTCACAAGAGTACCCCATAAGCCAGCTCGACTGGAGAGTTTGGGATGTTTGCGAGAAATTTGATTTAAAACATAAACCAATAAAGCTACCAGTTGATATTGAAAAAAAATGTATAACTATTAACGAACACTTTCACTTGGGTTTTTCTGCAATTGATATGGCTCTATCTAAAACGGGAGAATATATATTTTTAGAACTTAATCCAAACGGTCAATGGGCATGGATTGAAGAAAACACAGGATATCCATTAAGGGATACAATTATTGATTATTTTGAGGTGTTTAAAAATTGAGCTATATTAGTTATGAATATAAAAACCCTTCTAACGATGCAAATGTTCTTGATATTTCAGCCAGACTAATTTCAGAACAAATAGAGAAGGAAAACGCCAGAGGCGAATCGGCGGATAATAGAATTAATATATTATTTTGTCTTATAGGAATTTATGCCTCTGTTATTCTGGCTACTAATGGTGTTATATTTGGCAAAGATAGTAATCCTTCTATTATTCTTAAATTTATCTTTATTGGAGTAATTATATTACTTGTGATGTCAGTCTCTAATGCACTGATGACTATATTAGTTAAACAGGTTGATCAGCTTTCCCCTGAGATGGTGAATGAAATTCAGTCCTTTTCTGAGATAGAGGCACTACAATACGAAGTAAAATGGAAAATATGGCAGTATAATAAGTTAAATGAAAGTAATACAACTAAACTTTTTTATTTACATAGGGTACAAAGAAACATTCTCTTAAGTATTCTATATCTATTGATCATGACTGTATTAATATACTTTAATAATTATATACATCTTTATGAATTAAACTCCTCTTGTCTACGTTATATAGAGATTGGTCTAGGTATAATTGCTTTCCTATTTTCAATTTTTATAAATTACTTGCTTGAAAAATTTAGTTTTTGGAATAAACCTAGATAGCTCCAAGGAAACCTCTATTTTGTTATAAAATTTTTATTTCGCATATGCGACCTGCTTAATTAACAGATAGCCAATATTTTAGATTGGCTTACCGAAAATAGAAAGACATTTTATTTGAAAAAGATCCCAGATAATTAGAAGAATTTAATATCGTAGAATGTCGTATTCTAAGACCTAAATAGCTTTATGAGAGAAGGCAATAGGGGCTGCCGTGAATAGATTATATTGAGAAGTTTTTGGAAAATTGCAATGTCTTTGAGACATCCTTAAAAAGTTATAACTATGTTCCCCGGCGATTTCAGAAATGGGTGGAAGAGACAATGGGGGATTCTTTCACTCCTGATCAATTGAGTGAAATGATTATTGAAGACTATATGCAATCCATAAGAGAAAAGTCCCCAGCCTATATCACCAAGAGTCTAGTCTTCATAAAAATGTTTACATTATGGGCGTACGATAAACAATTTATTGATCATGATCCGGCCCAATCGATCAAGTTTCTGGAACAAGTGGACTCAGGCCCAAAATGGGTCAAGTCCTGGGGAGAGAAAGAAGCTGATTAATTATCTTTATCGTGGAGACGTGGATAGTCGAATTATTCTATTGATCGTGTTAAGCCTTTCGGCAGGATTAAGAGCTGAAGAAGTCACGGAAATCAAGAATGACGAAGAATCGTTCTTTTAAATAAAGATGTCGTTGATGTTATTAGGAATTACTGTCAGGACTATCCGGACCGGCGCAAGGGATATCTGTTTGCGAACTTAAGGAAAGGCACAAAATTAACAACTCGTGCTATTCAATACATAATGCAGGATCTTCAGGAAATCTTTGAGTTCGAAGAACCCTTAACGTATCATCGGTTAAGACACACCTGTTTTAAGAAAATGGCGGATTACAGAGAACCCCTTGATCGTATTGCCCAAATTACCGGGCATATTAAGAAAAACGGACGTCTAAATCTTGATACAACGGTGATCTACACAAAGCTCAATCTTGATGATTTACAAGAAGTCGTTCGCCGGCAGGGGTGGGATTGATAATAACTCATGCTAAAAGTCATATAAAGCGCTAAAAGATAAATGATGTAAGTGCGTGCGGCTGCGCGCTTTTTTAGCCTCATTTACTATGTTTAAAGCCGATTGATTGATTTTACAGATGGGCGAACAGTCAAAGATTGCGCCGGTGGAAAAATATTAGGGAATTTGTATTGTTTCATCAAGGTTATGATTATAAAAATAATTCCAATATAAGTATGCGAAAGATTCATGAAGGTTGAAGAAACTGTAAACATTTCTTCAAATTAATATACGGTAATTTATTTGGTACTAGAAGCGATAGAGAAATCACCGGAACTAAGTATAGTCGACCGAGTTTCAAAGAATGCTCAGTCTTTACCTTTAAAGAGAAAATACACAATCGATATGCATTATGAGATGCACACCAATGCCGTGAATAAGTTATAATTTTAGATAGAACGACTTTAAAAGTTATAGAACAACAAAAAACGTTGACTTTCTCTTTTTATACTGATATTAATAGTTTGTGCACACTCAATTTCTTTATTTCGGGAGGAAATGCATTCATGAGCAATGATGATCGGTGGCTTTCTCTAGCTGAAATATGCGAATATCTTGGAATAAGCAGGGATACAGCTATTAAATGGATAAACAAAAAGAATATGCCTGCTCATAAAGTTGGACGCTTATGGAAATTTCGCACTTCTGAAATTGATGACTGGGTTAGATCAGGCGGTGCTACTGAAAGTAATCTGTAGGAAGGAGGGGTTGAATGGGAACCGTTATTAGCGTGATTGAGAAGGCAACTTCAGGTGTTAGTTTCAATTCTCACAAATACTGCCATGAAAACTTTGATCGAGGTAGTATTGATTACGATGACAATAAAGACATCGTTTGGAAAGATTACGGCGAGACCGAAAAACTTACCAAACCAGTAGACTTGAAATCCGCTGCAGATGCTAGAAGGGATTTTCCGTCCATTTTTTCCTACTTCCTAGATGGCTCGCGCCATACTTATAAAGTTGACGATATGTCTTACCAAAGGAATGTATATCCTGTTATCGCTGGCCAGATTGGCGTTGGTTGTTGTCAGCGAGTTAACAGAACACTACGTCCGGCTCTATCATTTGAACGTAAACTTGCAATTGTTTTACCGGATAAAGCCTTTAGCACCGACTGGGATGGTGAAGATCAGGCAAAACCTTTGTTAGAGCAAATTAATAAAAATACTATACTAAAAAACCAACATCCTATTCATTTTAGTGAATTACTAATTTATGATACGAACAAAGACGAAAAATTCGAAAAAAAAGGTATAGCAAAAATTCAAGATTACATGATTGAACTTGAAAAGCAAATGGTTGCAGACTTGGTTGCGGCTGGAAAGTTGAATGAATCAAATTATTTAATAAAGGATGGATCTCTTGATTATCAAAGAGTATCATCAAAGAAAAATAAACATGCCTTAAATCTAAGTAGCGAACACATTAGAAATAATTACCGGCGAGTTATAGGTGTTTCAAAGTCCTTTGACCCGACAAAATGTCTTGTGCAAGGTGGAGGGACAAACTCTAATATTATTGCAAACCTAAAGCCTTATCAAAGAACACCAGCTTTTCGCTATGAATCGAAGCGAGCAAATGTTGATTTTTGTATTTGGTATCTAAGAATTCGGGATGCACGATATACTCATAGTATTTTTGATGGCATACTCAAAATTGAAAAAATAGTCATTACAGAAAAAGAGCGAGTTCATGGCATAGACTCTGATGACATTAACAATATCACCGCATACTTGATTAACGAGCGAAATCCGGTGTGCTATGGTGCAGATGAAAGATGGGCAAATCATTTATATCCTGTCTATCTAACAGAACAATATGTTAAAAGCAAATACTTAAGTAATAACTTGTTCTTGCAACTATTTTAGGAGGCAGAGATATGAGTTTAATTGGGCGTATTATAGCAACAGAAAAAGTGCCGACTACTATTGACAGTTTTTGTTTCTGGACAAATACTGATTTAATTCTCAATCCCTTTGATGTTGTTAAGGTTGAACACATCAAAGGGAGCAAGACGTTTGCGGTAATAGAGGAAATCTCACATATTACCGATTCGGCCAGCTTCCTTTCCAACTTTATTTCAAACGATTTTGGTGACGTAAATACAGACGCTCCAACCCTTCGCATAGGCATGAACTACGTGAGGGCAAATGTAGTTGGAAACGACAAGAACATTTTTATACCAGTTCAGAGTGGCCAGAGAGTATATTTGGCGAGTAGGGATGAGGTAAGTGAAGCGCTAGGCCTTTCAGATATTAAGAATCCGTTGGTATGTGGTTATCTCGAAATGTATGAAAGTTCTGGTGACAACAACAAAATTACGCTCCCCGTCAACGTTGACTCCAATTTCCTGATTGGGCCGGAAGGCGCACATTTGAACATTTCCGGCATATCTGGTCTGGCAGCTAAAACGTCATATGCTATGTTCTTGTTAAAGGCCATTCAAGATAAGTATCTCAATAAAGAAGAAGACGATGAAAATGACAGCGTTGCCTTTGTTGTGTTTAATGTCAAGGGACGTGATCTACTAGCTATAGATGAACCAAATGATTTTGGGGGGGAAACAGAAAGAGCGGAAGTGGTGAAAGATAAATACAAGATGCTGAAACTGTCTACTAAACCTTTCAGTCAGGTCAAGTACTTCTATCCGTATTCTACAAAAACAAAATCAAATTCCTATGCTCCAAAGGAACTTTTTGACAAACAGAAACAGCAGAAAAAAGCATTTCAATATAAATTTACTTACGAGCAAGACAAAGATACTATTGATTTGATGTTCTCAAACATAGAAGACTCCACGCAGACGATGGCCGGTATTATTAACCAGATCATTGATGGGCAAAACGGCTTCAATTTAGTATCTACCTGGCAGAATTTTATTCGAAAGCTAGAAGAACAGTGCGAGTCTGGCAACACCTCTAGCACCAGAAACAAGGAAATAGGTGTAGTGAGCTGGAGGAAATTTACCCGCCTTATCAAAAAGTCTGTCCATAATAATCCTTTGTTCAATGACCTTAGCGAGGGCAATGGAGAAGTACGTATTGCTGACAAAATATCCGAAATACAGAAAAATGATGTTTATGTGATAGATATTGCTAAACTAGACACCGACATGCAGTCGTATGTATTTGGTAACGTCATCAGAGAACTGTACAACTTTCAATTGGAGGAGAAGGCTTTCAGTAATGGCAAATACCCACCCTCCAAAATTATTGTGTTCATCGACGAGCTGAATAAGTTTGCATCTAAGGATTCTCCGAAGGATTCACCAATATTGAAACAAATACTTGATATCGCTGAAAGAGGCCGTTCTTTGGGCGTGGTTTTGTTTGCTGCGGAGCAGTTCAAAAGCGCTATACATAATAGGGTTTCAGGCAATTGCTCAACCTTTGCATATGGACGTACTAATGCTATCGAGCTCTCTAACAGTGAGTATAAGTATATTCCTTCTGTCTACAAGAACATGATGACCCGTCTGAAACAGGGCGAATATATTGTTCAGAATCCGATTTTTAGATCGCTTCTTAATATCAAATTCCCAGAGCCTATTTACAAGCAATTCAAATCATAAGGAGGCTGATTTTGTGGGCGAGATAAAAATCGGAAAAAACGCCATAGAAAATCTGACCCGTGCTATGTATGAGGATTCCAAGATTATCTACAGGGAATATATTCAGAATGCCGCCGATCAGATAGACTATGCAATTAAACACACTTTGTTTAAAGAAGAACTTTTTATCGATATACAAATTGATAAAAGCGGACGAAACCTAACCATTAAAGACAATGCTACTGGCGTTAGACGGGAAATGATCGAATCTACCCTCGCCTATGTAGCAGATTCAGATAAAGTAAAGGGTGAGACAAAGGGCTTTCGCGGTATTGGTCGTTTAGGAGGCTTAGCTTACTGTGATAGATTACGCTTTATAACCACTGCTAAAGGTGAAAGTCAAAGGACCATTATGACGTGGGACGCCAAAGCACTGAATATAATGCTCGATGATGATTCAGTCAAAGACGATGCAGGATCTCTTTTACAAAAAATAATTTCATATGAGTGGGAAGACTGCCCTGTGGACGACCATTATTTTATCGTTGAATTGCTTGGCATAACTAATGAGAATATGGAATTGCTGGATACCGAAAAAGTAAAAGAATATATTTCTCTCAACGCACCAGTACCTTATGACAGCAAGTTTTACTATAAACAGAAGATATATGAGTATCTTCAGAATAAAGCACTTCCACGAAATGAATATAAAATATATGTAGACGGTGAAGACATTCTAAAAATGTACACTACCAGCCTTTTTGAAAAAAATCCTGCTGGACAGCGTCGAAAGTATGATGATATATACGATGTCAGAATACAAGAGTTTTATAACGAGAATGATGAATTGCTTGCTTGGATGTGGTATGGAATCAGTCGTTTTGAGAAACAAATCCCTCACCCGCTTAATGAGACGGCAGGCATTAGGGTACGCCAATCGAATATTCAGATTGGTAATGAACGAACTTTGATACCCTTTTTTAAGGAAGCGAGAGGGAATTTATATTTTATAGGTGAAGTTCATGCTGTACATAAAGACTTGACCCCCAATGCTAGGAGAGATTACTTCAATGAAAACAGCTCGAGAAATGATTTTGAAGCGCGACTAAAATATTTCTGTAATACAGAACTTCACTCTGTGTATAATGACGCAAATCGTGCCAAAAACGCTTTTAAGAAAGAGATTATTCTCCATAAGAAGGAGGATGAATACACAAAAAAGGCTGGCCGCTTTGTAAGCGATCGAGAAAAACAAATGATTGAACATCAAATTGAAACTGCTAAGTCTGAGGATATCAAAGCAAAGAAAGATATTGATCGCCTAAAAGCAAAGGCCAAAAACGATGATGTTTTCAGCATTATTCTTAAGCATATTGAGGACAAGCATAATAAGACATTGGAAGATGAAGGGCTTTCTGATCATACTTCACAGCCGTCATTATCACCTTTACCATCGAAAGAACCCACACCTAAAAAGAAAAAGGGATATCTTGTTGATGAGTTGACAAGTTTCCCTGATAAGCAAAAAAAACTAGTTTCGCGGATTTATGATGTTATTGCACGCAACCTGCCTCCTGAACAAAGCGAGGAATTAATCAACAAGATACAGGAGGAACTAAAAAATGGTAAGAAGAATTCTACTAATTGAGCCAAATTATAAGAATAAATACCCTCCCATGGGATTGATGAAAATCGCCACCTACCACAAGATGCTTGGTGACGAAGTGCGGTTTTTCAAGGGAGAGTTTAAAGAGTTCATTTTGGAGCAGATACATGAAGAACTACTAAAAAAACTAACTGCAAACGACGATTCAGTTGATTGGAGAGAACATCGATCAGAAATCGATCAATATCTAAAAAAAGGGTTGTCTGCAAAATACTCTGAGCTCGTAGCACTTAGTGAAAGCCAGTTAGTAAGTGAAAACCTAAAATATTATCGGCGATACTACAATAAAAAGGAATATCTGGATGACCCAAAATGGGATAGAGTATACATTTCATCCTTGTTCACGTTCTACTGGGAGAAGACCGTTAATACAATCAATCTCTTCAAAGTGCTCTGTAAGGACATAAACGAAGTGAAAGTTGGAGGCGTAGCCGCATCATTACTCCCTAATGACATTGAAAGGGAAACCGGAATTCGCCCCCACATTGGGCTACTCGACAATGGCGGCGAGTATGATGATAACACTATTATTATCGACCATCTCCCGTTGGATTACTCTATCTTAAACGAGATTGACTACACTTACGCGGAGAACGAGGGATATTACGCATATATGACTCGTGGATGTGTCAATCGATGCCCATTTTGTGCTGTACCACAGCTCGAACCGCAATACAATTGCTTCATCAGCATCAAGGAGCAAATTCGGTATGTGAATGATACTTTTGGTGAAAAGCGCAATCTCCTACTGCTCGACAATAATGTTTTGGCATCTGAGCGTTTTGATGATATTATTGATGAAATTATTGAATGTGGCTTTTATGCTGGCGCAACCTATGTTGAACCTAATAAGTATTTGGTGTTGGTTCATGATTTGCGAAGATTGGCAAAAAATTACCATGGCCATATAAAGCAAATCGTTGGCTTATATAAATGGCTGTACAAAAAGGTCAATGGCGAGAGCAAGTCGAAAATGTATTCGATTTTATATGAACACAAACTGTTGAGTGTTGATACTGCTACGAAAGAAGCAATACTGGCAACAGACGAGTTCTTTGCGCTGCTATTTGAAAAATATCACAACAACAAACCAAAAGCTCGGTATGTGGATTTCAACCAAGGTGTTGATGCTCGTCTGATAACGCCAGAAAAAATGAGACGGTTGGCTGAAATCCCTATTTATCCCTTACGAATAGCCTTTGACTCTTGGAAATTGCGAAATGTCTACGAAGCGGCTGTGAGGTTAGCGGCTGATAACGGAATACGAAACATGTCCAACTATCTGCTATATAATTATGATGAAAAGCCTGTCGACTTATACCGTCGCATGAAGCTTAATGTGGAGTTGTGCGAAGAGCTAAACGTGAACATCTACTCCTTTCCTATGAAGTATCACCCAATCCAAGACCCAGTATATTTCAGGAATAGGACATTTGTTGGGGAATATTGGAACAGAAAGTTTATTCGTTCAATTCAAGCCATTCTTAATTCCACGAAGGGCAAGATAGGAAGGGGCAAATCCTTTTTTGAAAAAGCCTTTGGTAGCAATGAAGATGAGTACGAAAAGCTCCTGTATATGCCAGAAGTAATGATTGTCTACAGATTTTATTATGAAGGCGAAGGCCTAACCGATGTTTGGTGGAACGCTTTTTCGTCTCTTACTCCGGAGAATCTAGAGATTATCAAACCTATTATCCATGCAAATGACTTTAGTAATATTCACTCATTAACAGTAGATAAGGACGTCCTTCGGGTTCTTGAGTACTATACCATTACCCGTGATGATGCAGAAAAAGCGATTAAAGTAATCAAAGATGTTGACAATTAGTTATGTCAAAAAATTGCACGGCTCTGAATTGATTTCATGTTACAAAAGAGATGAAGGTTATGTAGTTCTTGAGGGGAATCGTCGTACTTGTGCGTGTAAGCTATTATTAGGGTCCCGGCAACATTTTAGCGAAATATGCGTTAAGATATATTCTGGAAGCAAAAAGCCAGTTTTCCTTACTCTGAGGATAAACCGGCTTTTTGAAGCTTGCATCTTTTAATAGACATCACCGCGATTGTCGATAGTCAATATATATACAAATTGTTCTATATGATTAACTTCGAAAATTACTCTGTATGTACCAACTCGTAATCGCATTAATTTTCCTCGGCCTTTTAGAGGCTTAATATCACCAATCGGTGGACGAACAGCTAAGCCTGTTAATGCTTTACGCATACGTTCCTGAATAGCTCTTTCCTGCCTAGCAAGAAATTTAACAGAATCACGGCTTAATGTCAGTTGGTAAATTGAGTTCATGCATTGCATCCTCCCATGACACAAATTCCGTGCTGTTCATTTGTCGTTCTTCTTCTTCACTCAATGGTATATCGTCCGGCTCCATTAGGTCAATTTCGTCCCAATCTGGTCGCTTAGGACTATTTGTTAAAAACTTCAAAAAATCATAAGCAGATTGCTTAGCCTCTTCCGGGAGTATCCTTACCAGCTTAAATAAATCATCATTACTGATAGCCATGAAAACGCCCCCTATCTAATGTCCGCTAATAAAGATTAGCGGTTATATACTGCTTCTGAAACTACCACTTGATGTCCGCTAAGGTTTCAATTAAGATTAAATTATCATGTCCGCTAAGGTAAGTCAAGGTCTAGGAGGAATTGCTGTAATGAATTTGTCTACCCAAGGGGAATTACTTATTTCTAAATTTATTAATACGTTAAGCACCCAGGAAGATTTAAACCCAAAGACGTTAAAAGAATACGCTAGTGATTTAAAACAGTTTGTAGGTTGGTTTGAGTCCCCCGAGCATCAGGAAGAAATAATTATCTTCAACATTGAAGATGTCTCCACTCCAACATTAACACGGTATCGGGATGTAATGCAAAGGATAATTGAACTTAAACCAGCAACAATTAACCGACGACTTATAACCCTTAAGAGGTTTTTTGATTGGGCTATCACAGAGGGGATTATTCGGCGAGATCCATCCAAGCCGGTAAAGCTTGTTCCGGAAGAAAAGGTTAGCCCACGACAAATGACTGATAAAGAAGAAGCTGCATTAGTTGCGGCAGCCGAGTATAATGGGTCGATCAGAGATCAGGCAATTATCATTCTCATGCTGCATACCGGACTACGCTCAATGGAAGTATGTAATTTATGCCCTAACGATATAACGATTGGGAGACGTAGCGGGCAACTTATTGTTCGTTCCGGAAAGCGTAATAAACAGAGAGAGGTTCCTTTAAACTCAACATGTCGAGCTATTCTGGAAAAATATATAGAAGAACTCTCACCAGATAGTATGTACTTGTTCCCTTCGGAAAAAACGGCTAATAGGCTTACTGAGCGAGCTTTGAGACATGTCATTCAAAAGTACATGAAGATTGCTCGAATTGAAGGGTTAAGCGCTCATGATCTAAGACATCGTTTTGGTTATGTTATGGCCGCAAATACACCTTTACATAGATTAGCACAGATCATGGGGCATGACAGCCTTGATACGACAATGATTTATGTGAAAGCAACCCGTGCTGACTTGCAAGCTGAAGTAGAGAAAATTTCATGGGAGTAGAGGGATAGTGAGGGGGTGAGCCAGATGGATGGCACTAACGTGGCTTTCCTTAATGTTTCTCCTATTAGGGGTAGTGCCAGCCAAGCCGACACCAGGGGCAAAGAAAGATTGAATTCATCAATCAAGCAAAAGAAAACGAACGATTCCAACAAGAAAGGATTGAGAGTTATTGGAATTTGATATTAAAAATTTAGTAGAAGAGGACATTGACAATTGTTTTAGTGACGATCCAAATAATAGATTTTATAAAAAACGTTGTTACAACTTTGCGAAAACAAACCTTCACCGATTTGTTAAAATCCTTGATCAAGACGAGATACCTTTTATAGCTAAATGTAAATGTGGTGAAAAAGGTAATTGGGAGGCTTATTGGTATTGGGTTTGGAAGTGTGAATTTGATAAAAACGGAGAGCTCACAACAATACGTTTTGATCAGGACTACTTAGACTATTTCTTTGACGGAGATCCAAAGAAAGCTGGGAAAGAAGCTGATTGGAATCCAGAAATGTTTGACAAGTTATATATTCTGGGGTGTAAGAAATGTGCTTCCTGGTATGTTTGGATAGTGTAGTGGTTCGGTTGATATAACGAAGAAAGTAGCTGCTTTGAGGGCGGGCTACTTTCTTCGTGTCTGTATTATCCTTTGGTTGCCGAAAAATAAAATAAAAGAATTTCTTCAGTTATTTCTGAGTCTATTTAGATTGTAGAACTTTTTAATATGATGGAGGAAGACAATGGTCGTGGTCGCCTATATTTCGGTAAAGCATATGTCGTTGCCCTTCTCATCTTGTAGCCATTCAAAGGTAAAGCTGATTTTCATATTAACGCTTAGCTTCCAAAGTGATTCAGTGCTTTGGATACGCGTATTATATTTTAAAGGAGGCTATATTGTTGAGCTTTTGTGGAAAGTAAAGACATATGAAAAATAGAGAAATTGCGTAAACACAAGCATTAGTTAACTCGGAAAACCAGGTTAACCATAGAAGAAGTTTACCTTGAGATGTTAACTTTATAATTTTGCTGCTGTAGACCAAGACGACGAGAGGCAACCTATAAAATAACCAAAAGCCAGTTTCCCTACACGTAAAGGGCAAACTGGCTTTTGGTTATTTTATAGTCATTCTCGGGAACCAGAATATTCCTAATTCAAAAAGCTTGAAAAAATTCTAATATTTCAATAGAATTTGCCATGTTAACATGGTTAACATGGTTAACTCGTGATATAATAACAATATACAAGTTAACATCTATAAAGGGGCGTAGTAACATGGCCGAAACAACGAAGGGCTTTAAGGTCTCGGAAGAACTAAAAGATAAGATCAATACCACGATTAAAGCATCAGGTCTAAATGATATGAATTGGATCGATGCCGTGACAAACCTTTGGGTAATGCAAGATGCTAAAGTTGGTCTACCGAATTTCCAGCAAGACATCTCCGAACTTGAGATGCATACAAAGCGTATCAATGAGTTAGTTTTAAATATGATTCAGCGATCTGCCCATGAGAAAGATGATGTTTTACGACAGAAAAGTGAACTACAAGAGGAAAATGAGGAACTTGTTCAGCAGTTGGAGCGCCTTTCAAAGGAGATAAAGACATTGCTTGCCGATCGCGAAGAAGATCGAGATCGTTACGAAAAAGAAAAAGAAGAAGCAGGGCGTCTGGTTCGCCAAATAGAAGCTGCATCTGAAAATCATATATTATTAATTAAGGAGTACAAAGAAAAAAACGATGCCCTAACGGGACTGGTAGCAGAATACAAAGCTGGGCATGAACAAAGCAATAGCTTAAAAACTGAGATTAGCAGGCTCAACCAAGTTATTATTGGATTGGAATCAAAGCTGATGGAAAGTAATAATGTCAATAAAACGTTAGAGAACAGCCATAAAGATATCATAGATAGATTAAGTGAGAGGAAAGACCTCGAAAAAGAACGAGAACTCCTAAAAATGCAGACAGAGTATCAGGTGAAGCTACAGTTATTAAACGAAGAATCGACGAAGAAAATTCAGTCCCTTTATGAGCGCATAGAGAAACTTCGTAATGACCATCAAACTGAACTTTTAGCTTTAGAAGAAGAGTCAAAAAATAAAATCAATACTCTCAGCGAACGTATTGAGCAGCTTCGTAAAGGCCATCAAAACTAGATATCGGAACTAAAGAAGCGGGCAGAATATGAAGTGATAGGGACGACAGTTTAAGTTATTTGCACTTAGATAATGGAAATTACAGCTTACTAAATGCCGCTAAAAATGCATTAGTGAACAATAGAGCCAATTCGAAGCAGCTTGTCTGCAAGGTTGTTATTTTAGCATTAATACCATCGAAGCTGTTACAAGGGGCAAGGTTTGGTATAATATGTCTTAGAGTACCAAAGCTTAAAAAGGCTATTCACGAAATTATAAGGGGTAACGAATAGATAGAAACCATTATTAAGGAAGAGTATGGAAAACTGGGGTGTAGGCTATGCACGATAATTCCGAAGAGCATTGGATTATGTTGCGCCAAGATGAGCAAGAATGTTGGAATCAGGGTTATACACACGTGATGGGGTGCGACGAAGTGGGCAGGGGGGCCTTGGCTGGACCATGTGTATCTGGAGGAGTAATTTTGAATCCTGATTTTTGTCTTATGGACCTTCGGGATTCAAAAGAAGCTACACCGAAAATGAGACGTACTTGGACGGAAATTATTAAAGAACAAGCGATTAGCTGGTCTATTGGGCAGGCGGAAGCATCAGAAATAGATACTATTAATATACATAAAGCTACACTAACAGCAATGAGCAGGGCAATTAGAAGCTCTGCAGTAAAACCGGATTATATTTTAATTGATGGTAAGTTTATTACAACAGAGAAGATTCCTCAGAAGGCTATTATCCAAGGTGATGTGAAGTCAGCCGTTATTGCTGCAGCCAGCATTGTGGCTAAAGTTTACCGTGATGAACTGATGATGGAGTACGCTAAAGTTTATCCAGAATACGAGTTTGATCAAAATAAAGGTTATCCGACGAAAAAACACATGGATGTAATTAGACGGATCGGGCCTTGTCCGATTCACAGAAAAAGCTATTTAAAGTTTCTAGAAAAGGGGCGACAAATGGATATTTTTGATATCTTAGTAGATGTCAAAGAGAACGGCTAGAGAACGATAAAGTAACGGGTTTATCCATGTGATAAGTTGATTTTGTGGGAATTTTCCTTAGTAATCAATGAAAGGTTGGTGTATAAACCATGAAACTGAAAAAAGCAAAGTTGGTTGGAATTATAGGAATAATAACTATAACCGTACAGATGCTTTTTATTCCGACGATTGTCAAAGCCGCTGATAGCGCACATTATGAACTTAAGATGTGGAAAATGGGAGTCAGAGGCGATAGTGCAAGTATTAATTTTGGTTACATTGGAAGCGATGGCACATCGCTTGTGTCAACGCTTCCAATTGAACCTTCACTAGTGGCAGGACATAGCAGCGATCCTTCATGGACTCAATACGATTCAGCAGCTCCCTTGTTAGCTTATATAAAAAAATACGGTATTGATAATAATATCGAAGAATCAATGAACCCAACGTGTTTTGATCCGTCAATATTCCAATCACTTGCAGCACAAGGAATTAATTTAAGTCAATTAGGCGGACCGAATGTTCCGGCGGGAAGCACTCCTCCGGCTAATCTTGTGGGCAAGGCAAATTATGGCAGCAATATTGGAAAGGTATTAGTCGGTGTCGGAGTTCCCGCCCCGGATTTTTCTAGTATCGGAAAAAGTGTCAGTTCGGCTACAACCGAAAAAAAAGTGGCGGCAGTTTCAAATCCAACTCCACCCGCCCAGGCTGCTGCTCCCGCTGCTAAATCTGGCACTTCATCGTCAGCTGCAACAGCGACCTCAAAGCAAGCCACATCGACTCCAAAGGTGGGAACCAATTTAAATTCAGTGCCTCAGACTCAGGAAACAGCTGTTGCCTCAAAGGCGGATCCTAAACGAACGGATCCGCCCGTTATGGCTTTGAACGATAAAACTCAAACGAAGATTAAATCTTCGGCAGAGAACACTGATGAATCTGCCAAAACGCCTTGGCCGACTTACGCAGGAATTATAGGATCAGGAATTCTAGTCATAGGATTTATAGTGTTTGTCAAATTTAAATACTTAAAGGCTTAATTTTATACATAGGGAAAAAACCCGGTGCTTAACCTTAGCTCCGGGTTTTTTTGTGGGAAAAATCCTTAAAGATGATGGGAAGAAATTTTTGAAAGGAGGATACCATGATTAAGAAACTCATAGCTTTTGTTTTGTGTCTAATATTGTTACTTCCCACATCGGTCATGGCTGCGAATAATCTTACGTGGGATACAAATTATTCTCGAACGAGAGCCACCACCGACGAAATGAGCCAGCTGTATAATGAAACCCCGATAGCCGTATCGATAGGGGATGCCTTAGGAACCTGGCTTTATAGCTATTCGACACCCATTGTTTATGGGAATACATTGTATCAATATGCCTGGAACACGGATTCAAACACGGGTTATTTAGTTGCCGTCGATATTTCTAAAGTGAATCCTCAGAGCGCCTCAGATTTTCCTGTGCTGTGGGCAGCTAAGTTTAAAGCTGAAGCAGGAGAACGCATCGATGGCAGTCCGGGTCCTTCAATATCACCAGATGGAAGTAATATGAGCATAGCGGTGGGAAAATATATTTATACATGGCCGATGAGTGTAAATGGATCTCCGAATGTACCGGATAGTAATGGTTTCATGAAACAATATAACAAGTATGAGATTCAAGGAAATGCTGGGCAAACTACCAACCTTATTGCAATGAGTCCGGCAATATCTAAACAATCGTATTCATGGCAAGGGACGGATATGGATACCTTGGAAACAACCAACTTTAATGCGCCGGTCACTTGCGCAGGCAGTTGGAACGGCGGTTTCGCAGCTGCTCCTCTATACGTTCCGCCTAATATTGATCCTGGGTCGGTTATACCTAATGGTTATAGGACAACCTCTATTAATCCGTCCTGGGCTGGTGAAATTTTTACGTCATCTCCGGCGATTCAGAGTGATGGTTACGGAGATATTCTCTTTGGAGTTGACGGCGGATATCCTGAACTTTTTGTATTCCATCCCTCGAGTATGACCATGGGCTATACGGGAGGGGGGGCCATCAAATATGGCATTGCCAGCGCGCCGGTTATTGATTCTGATACGGGAAACATTTATGTTCCAGATAAAATGGGAAACATTTATTGCTTCAATAACAATGGTAATTACATGGCCCAGAATAATTCTCTGTATAACGGAAACCTCATCATATCAAACCTTGCGGTTGATTCTAATTATATTTTTGCAGTTAAATCCGGCTATAGCGAGATTCATGCGATCGATAAATACACAATGACCGACGATGGGACTGTATTTTCCGGAGCCACGGGCTTCATTGATCCCAGCGTTGTAATTAATCCGACGACAAAGACAAGCCTGGTGGCTGTTAATGACGCGAATGGATACGTTCATATATCAGCCTATAATAGCTCTTCTGGCGGGGTTTTTATGGGATCTGGCGGCCTATCTACCTCAGCTAAAGGATATGCCCCTCCACCGTATGTTTCGGTCCTCATGGATGCCGGTCCCAATCAATTGATTGCTTCATGGACGAATGATGCGGTTGCCGGCGGGGAGAATGGTGCCCTGGAATTTTGGGTACCACAAGTGAGTCAATTAACAGCAACGGTTAACCCGGAAAAGAACCAACCTAACGCCACAGCAACGCTGAATGTCGATACCACCATAGATAACACCATGAGTGATGTGGTGGCTCGATTGCCTGATGCCAATGGGGATCCTGTCCCTATTACTCAAGCGACCGAAATGAACTATAGTTCTAAATCGCCAGGGCCAAATGGAACGACGATTTATCATTGGCAGCTGCCGTTCCAAGTACCCTCCAATCCGGGAACATACAGTGTTCCTGTTGAGTTACGCATTACAGCACCAGGTTCAACGGCAGCGCCTATTGATGCAAGTGCTCCCTATGAGGTCGTGAAACCACCGGGAGGGATTGTCAGTGATAACGGGGCCACTCTTACCCTCGGCAGCTATGCTATGCCGGAAAATCGTCTGAAACAAGGTGAATCCTTTAAAGCTTGGCCGAGGGATCAATTATCTATGCAGCACCCAAACGGGACCACCTACTTGGGAGATACGATTCTCGCAGACTTGACCGTAGCAACACCCAAATTGCCCGATTCCTCAGATATCCTCGTGTCCGCATATTTAACGTCTGCCACAGTCACCAGACCAGAGGGATATGCCCAGGGCTCCCAATGGCTTTCTCATACGATTCAAGACCCGATGACGATAACAGCACCTCTTAAGGCAACGTTACAATTCGAAGAGACCTGGGGCGGCTGGCAGCCGGGAAAATATCTGGCGGAACCCCCATCCTGGGCTTATCGAGCGCCAACACTCCAGACGCCCGACGCTCCTGTTAATATTGGGGTGGATTACGTTGTCCATGTCATTTATCAATATCCTGTTTTGGTCTGCAGCGGCGAAGCGTGTGGGGTTGTCTATCAAACAGCAGAAATGGATGTACCGGGGTCAACGATCACTCCAATTCAGGTTTATGGTACCGATTTCGTAGTCGTTCCTGTGATTTCGGGAAGCAGTTATACGTATTAAGGAAACTATGGGATGTGATTTTATGAATTCGGTAAGGGAAATGATTGCATTTTTTAGTTGGTTTTATGGTTCTTTTGATTAGTCCCCTGTTCATTGTTACTTTACTTATAATGAATCAGATTTAAACCAAATGAAGGAGTATTTTGGATGAGCAGCATTTTAAGTTTACTTTCAGGGCTTCACGATGGAGCCGAGTTTATGAATATCGCGATGCCTCTCGTTTTAGCAAGATACCACTTAGCGTTGGTTGTTGTTGGGATCTTGGGCCTAGTGATCGGGGTTTTAGTTTATAAACAATATAAAGATTCAGGTCAGCAAAGAATAACATTTATTGCCAGAGGATTCTCGTTGATTTGTATCTTTATTTTACAAGCCGGTGCGGTCGGGTGGTTTATAACGCCACTTTATGACTTCGTTTTGAAAACATCCATGAGATAA